AGACCGTACATATCGGGACGCACCATCTTCTTGGCGTACCGAGTCATCACGCCCTTGCGGGGCACGAAGTCTTCAGGGCCAAAGATAGTTGGTGTAGTCTGCAGCGGCACATAAGGTGCGTACACATATCCACTTTCAAGGAAAGAGGATCCGCGACGACCAACGAGGACCACGTTTCGCAGGAAGTATGGGTCAACAATGACATCAAACTTCTTGGAAAGAGATCCAACCTTGACGGCGCCCACAGAACCAGTTTCATCATCTGCCGTAACAGAGGCACGGAAACCAGCCGTGAACTCAAGGATGTTGGCAACTTCAGGTCCGCAGACGATGAAGTTAGCACCACCACGCAATGTCTTGCGATGGATCTGTGCAGAGACATCATTGATAGTTTCAATGAGAGTCTCATACCACTCACTTACCGTACCGGTGAAGTCGGGAGCAGCAGAAGCCGCACCGATTTCAGCGCCAGTTACCCGGTTCACGAAGAGACCCGGGGCACGAGCCCAGTAGTAGGTTTGAGCGGTTGCACCGTTGACCAGATCCGCAAGAATCTCGCGGTCAATCTCAAGAGCAACTTGCTCAGAGAGAATGCTAGTCAACTCGACCTCAGCATCAAGGTTGTGGTAGGCGTTAAGATCTTGTCCTAACTCCGGAGTCCACTTAGCCTTGAGCTTCTTGGTCTGCGCGGTGACTGCGATGGAATCGACCTTGATGTCGATCTCAGGGATTTCAGGATTGCCTTCCAGCCCCCAAGTTGCAGCACCGATAACGGAACCAATAGCACCACCAGCGTTGAAGTTATCAACGATGGGCACCTGGACAGCCAAGTTGTTATCGATGGTACATGTGGTCGCTCCCGAGAGAGCCACCAACACCGTCCGAACACACTTTGCATTTGCCGTCAGAGACGACGCTGCATAGCTAGCCGGATTCGCACCAGCCGGCACAATGTGCGTCAAGCGACGAACCTGCGCCAAACTACCTGAAGTCAAACCACCGACGAGAGCAGATTGACTAAGTTCAAATGCTCCGAGGTTGTTGAAATCAGCTTGGCTAGCCGTAAATGCCGCATGCTGGAGATCCAGTACGACGACCTTATAGCGCGAACCGCTCGAAGAAGACAGAGCTAAGAGATCGGGATCCCAAAGAATGAGCTTCTTCTGATCGGCCGACGCACTGTTAAGAGCAAATTGATCCTTAACAGACGAAGACGCAGCGGTGTCCGAGACGTTAACAGTCCCACTCGGTGAGGAGTAGGAATAACCACGCGCACCAACCGTGCGAGGACCCGAGAAGCCATCGCCACTCGAACTCACAAGGTCCAAACCACCAGTGATCTGGGCACCGACACGGTTACCACCATAGATGGAAGCCGTAGCCATGTTACCAAAGCGATCACGCTGGGTGTCTGTGTTGTCTCCAAGATTAGGTGAGAACACGAAATCCAGGAAGAAGATGAGACCCGAGGGGAGACTCATCGGCTGAACACTAACGAGATCGTTAGCAATCAACCCTGCGAAAACACGTCGGACGATGGGGAATGCGACGGCAGCAAAGCCTTCGACATCACCAGCGGCCATGGACGAGTTCTCACGCAGGAGTTCCTTCGCTTGGTTCTCAAGTAACCGAGCCATAGACTCCCTCTTACGATCAGTTCCCAAACCCTCTAAGAGTCCGGTGCGCTCCCACTTTGTTAACAAAGCGTGACCTTCGGCGCGCATGTCACGATTGATAACACCTTCGGTCAATCGTTCAATAATACCAGCCATTTTAAAATACCTCCTATAATATATGTATTTGTATTAATCTTACTTAATACCTGCTAGTCGTTTCATTCTCTCCGCAATGGGATCGGATGAAATGCTTTCCTTACGGGAAGCACGGATAACAGAAGTAGTGCGTCGACCAATTGCTTCGCTCAGTGATTGTGGCCCACTCTTTCGGGTAGACTCCACTGCGCTTTCAAGCGTTTGATATATTGTCTTTGCTTCTGTTACGGAACCAGCTTTCGAAATAGCGTCGGCAATTTTTGTTTTTTGCCGCTCATTTAGGGAGGTATTTCTCAAAACACGGTTCGTGTAAAGCAAGCGAGCATTAGAAAGATTTACATGATGTACATTCTCTCTTATCTCTTCAGTTGCTTGCTTATATTGTTGAAGGGTCTCTTTGAGTTGGTTATTTTCAAAAACCAACTCTTCCTGAGCCTTCCTTAAAGTCTCTAGATCATCTTGCATATCAGTACTACGACGATGTGCAAGTGCTCTTTCTAATTCATATTTAATGTCTTCGGATGAGCGTCCAGCCCACCCTTTCAAACTGGCGCCCATGTCGACAGTCAGTCTTTCCACGATGTCGTCAATTAATTCCTCGGAAACATCGAGGTCTTCGCCCAATCCAGTTTCTTCGCCAGCAAAGGAGCCTGGATCCTTCTCTTCCTCTTCGTCGCCTTCTTCATCTTCCATGGCGCTAGTATCAGCGGCAGTGGCCGCGGCACTACCAGCGAGAGCCTGTCCGCTATCGGATCCAACCCCTTCGGCAATAAAGGCAATTAATTCTTCTTCCGTTAAATCAATTTCCTGCTCTCCTTGAAGGTGCTCGACGGCTTCTTGAAGAGCATCGAGGTTAATATCAACCTCGACTTCTTCGCCTGACTTAGGAAGACGCTCAAGGTTTTCGCCTTCATTCTCGGACAGATTATCCGTAGCAGCCAGGGGAATGTCTTCGGCGACTTCTTCGGGAGGCTCGCCGGTGTCGGCGGGGTCGCCGGCTGGCAACGCCATTTCTCCTCCAAGGTCTGCACCCATATCCATTTCACCACCACCGGCTGCAGGATCGGCGGCGAGAGGATCGGCGGCTAGCGGGTCCTCTTCTTGTTCTAAAAGCTGATTGAGGGTATTACGAACTTCCTCTGAATACTTATCGATAACTGTCGTTTCTGCGCTCTTAAGAGCGGCCTCACGGAGAGCCTTTGCATCTACAATAGCATCTCTTAGTAAATTAGACATTAATATGCTCCTTAAATGGCATTAATTCAAAATAAATAGTGTTGACAAACACGAAAATCCCCATTAATGAGTTATTCCCTTCACATAACCTATGGAAGAGGCATTGCGGTTCCAATAATCTGCCAACTATAAATTCCGCCGGAGATTTGTAAAGCTTGAATTCGCACTCCTTCGCCCTCCCCTATGTGGACCGAAGCAGTATATTCAATCAATTCGCTGCCATTGGGATCTATTTCCGTTTGACGATGCTTGCTGATGTTCTTAATATAGTAGACGGTGCCATCTACAGTGGCTGCGGCCGGTAATGATGCCGTCAGATTATTAGCGTTGCCGCTCATATAAATAACATTGTCCGATACGAGTAAAGTGTAATTTGCTGTCTTTACTGCATAAGGTAACTTCACCCCATGAGTGACTACTAAATTGGAACAAGTCAGAGAGGTACCGGCGGCGCCAGAGGAACCCGTCTTAAAGGAAAAGGCACCATCCGATGCAAAGGCACCGTCATTGCTCCGCATAAATTGGATCTCTCCTTCGCCGCCGGAGCCTGTGCTGGCTCCTGCCGAGATGCCAGTTAATTTTGAGCCGTCGCCATAAAAGACCGATGCAGACAAATTTTGACTAGAGCTAAATTGGGTATCTACTACGATGGTGTGCGTTTCGGATCCGCCGGCGCCCGTTACAAACAGCCAGCCCCCATCACCCGCCATGAGTCCGTCTGAATAAAAGGCAACTTCACTTGTATTGCCAGGATACGACAATCGTGTGGCATCGCCATAGAAAGCAGATGCCGAAATATTAACAGAAGCCGTCAGTCCTCCCGCTAGAGTGAGAGTGGTCCCGTCAAACGTTAAATTACTGCTCCCTGCAAAGCTAGCTCCCGATTTAGTTTGAACAGTATTGTCGGATCCGCCAGGGGTAGTAAACGTTAACCCATTTTGCATATAGGTTTGAAGGACTGTCAACGTCGAACTCTTTAATACATCGCTCGCATCCGAATCCGAAATCAAAAACTTATCATTATCGGATAAACTAGCTTTAGCTGTGCCATCCGCAGGATCAACCCTTAATTTCTCGGCGGTTATTGCTAAGCCTCCGTTGGTGGCCATATCTATGGCAACCCCTGACCCATCTACAACAATACCTGCACCACCCGTCACCAGTAATCGATCACTAGAAGATGTTAATCCGTTTCCATAATAAATATTGGAGGCAGAGAGTTGTCCGTCCACATTCGCACCCCCTATCGGAAGCGCAGTTAATCCTCGGGCGGAACCAGAGAAATATGAAGCCGTGAGTGATGTGCTGGAGAAGGTTAATGTTGCATCGCATGTAGCGGTCCCATCACCATCTGAAACTATAAGGCGGCCGGCGCTATCGCCAGCAATTGCAGTAAGGGCCGGGGGAACGATATCGCCCGCCTCACTTCGAAATGCACTAGCAGACAGAGTACTTGTAAAAGATTTAGTACCGCCAATAGCCTGCGTGCTGTAATCATCGACCATGCTTTCGATGGCGCCACGGACTGCATTAGAAAAGTTAACAGTTCCCGTCAATGTATTATAAGCCATTTTTTACCTCTTCTCTTATAAATAGATTATTATTTTGTTTTGGCTCTCAAACATTAAAAAAGAGGACACCCCTCCATATAGGAGGCATTCAATATATTAAAGAAAGAATTTCTTTAGAAAAACAAGCTCTAGATTAGATGATCTTCCAGATGAGTCCGATTCCCGAACCACTAACAACCATCAAAGAGATAGAAGCGTTATCGGATCCCAGTTCGACATCCACATTGTCAGCCAAATCATCAATTGCATCGACCGCGTTTGGTGAAACAGTTAACGTATAACCACCCAGCGCCGGCGCTTTAATGCGAAGAACATCTCCCTTATTTAGGGTCGAACATGCTGGCAACGTCCACACGCGGTTGGCGTTGAACGATGACGTCCCCCAGTTCATCCCAACGAGCAGTGTTGCATTTTCATTCCCAATGGGATCGTTAACTGTTTCGGCGCCCCCGGCAGCTTCAAGCTGATTTGAAACCACACTAAGTCCCGAACCAGCGATATCAGTCAAGAAGCTACCAATGGCGACAGCTTTCACAAATCCATCTGTGGCGTCGGCGAAGTAAAGTCCGTCCGCTGCGACGTCTAGGGCTGTGTCCCCACTGACTCCCAGAGTAATCTCCGTGCCAGCCTTAAAGGTAACACCGTTATTAAACGATCCCGAACCATCCACAATCAAAGTGGAAGAACCACTGATGGTGGTAAAAGAACCAGCGGCGGGTGTGGTTCCACCAATAACTGCATCCACCGTACCGGCATTAATGTCAGCCGTGGTTGCTACTAAAGAAGCAATCGTGCCAAGACTCGTCAGAGACGAGCCAGTAACTGTGGCGCCCAGCGTGGTTTCGCTAAGAACTTCACTTGTATCAATAAACAAAGATAAAGTATCTTCGATGGTGAACCCAGTCGAGTCAGCAAAAGCTAGGCGCGTACCCGCCGCGGACAAATCCACCTTTTTGCCAGATTTGGTATCAAGCACCAATCCTGACGCGTCGTTGTAATAAACCGATGCATCGTTACCTGCACCGAATGTAATAGAACCAGTGCTATTAATAGCCCCAGTATCTGCTTCCAATTGATAACGGAAATTATCTGCTCGTAACGTTCCCGATTGAAATAAATAAGCCATTTTTAAAAACCCTCCATATTTAGTTTTTTTAGGCAACGTGACAAGCTAGACCAAGCACCCCAAGCACCACATTTGCATGTGGGCTCACTATTAATTAGTAACAAACACCCAATAAAATCTTAGTAAACGAAGTATTTGTCAGTCCCATTGCAATAAAGGGAGATAGCTGAGTAAGGGGATAGCAAAATTATAGAATTTTGACCGTCGATTGTTTGCGTTCCGCTAGCAGAAATGGTAATATTATTGGTATTGGCGTTTCCTGTCTCGTCTTTAATAACATATGTTTGACCTGTAGCGAGGGTTGCTGCATTGGGCAAATGTACTGTAATGGCCGAACTGCTGGAATCTACTCCTAGATAATAATCCGCCTGCGAAGCCGTCATATGGGTCGAAACGGCGGTACGGTTTAATGACATCCCTCCGCCCAGAACCATTCCTATTCCATAGAAGGCTGACGCAGAGATATTAACGCTTGACGAAAGCGTACCCGAAACTACAAGTTGATGGGCTGGCGCTGTAGTACCACCAATGTTAAGACTACTTGTTACCGATGCATTAGAACCATCGATAACAGTAAAGATGCCAGGACCACCGATGCCATCTAAATTTGAACCATCGCCATAGAAGGCTGACGCGGAGACATTAACGCTAGCGGTGAGAGTGCCTGCCAGCGTAAGAGTGGTACCATCAAAGGTTAAGTTTGGTTCTCCGACCAAACTATTAGCGGTACCGCCTACTGTAAGTAAGTTGTCGGTTGTCGGATTAGAAGTAATCCGAGGGATATTTAATAGGCTTTGCCCATCCCCAATAAAGATGCTACCGGAGATTTGCCCTTCGGAAAGCAATTCGCCGGGGAGATATACGGTTCCCGATAATACATTGAACGCCATTTATTAGGAACTCCCCTCATTAGAATACAAACCAATTTGCACCATTAGAATATAAACTGATAGCTGGATAGCTACCAGATAATTGATAAGTTGCGGCGCCGTCGATAGTCTCGCTACCCGAAGCGCGCACGGTGATGGTGCCGGCGCGGCCGCTAACCTCATCTTTAATGACATAGACGGATCCAGACAAAGCATCACCTGCCGCACTGTGGAGGCGGAAATTTACATCTCCAGCAACTGCAACACCATAAAGATAGGTTGCTACTGAACTGGTGCTATTGTTAGCACCAATGCGCTTATAGCCGCCACGAAAACCATCAACGCGCACTACTTGGGTAGAAATATTTACTTCAAGTGAGGCGGAGGTAGAGGCTGACTGTGCCACATAAAAACTACCTGTTCTAACATGTACATCATCATTAGTATTACCGAAATATGTCGAGCCGCTTGCATCGATCTCGGTTACATTTTCAATATGATAATGACTAGC